TCCTCGGTTACTTCACCACCAGAGATAATACCAAGTATTCTAACTGCATCTTCTTGGCTTTTGGCTCTAATATCACTACCGACATAAACTAGATCGTCAACTAACACTTCTAGGTTATATAGTTTGATTGCCATTGCCAGTAAATAGTCCTTGAGATTGATCTTTTGCAGTTTGCCTAATGTTTTCTCGGTCACGCTCCATGATAGCATTTATTTCTGCAATATTAACTTGTGCACCATACTTAGCAGTTAATTCTGCTGCTTTAAGTCTAATCTGTGCTTCAGTCTCATCTCTGTTTCTATCATCGTCCATAATAATTTTCATGCGATCAGTCTCAGCATCAATGATAGCTTTCTGTGCCTGGTTTTGTGCTTTCATAGCTTCTGCTTGTGCCAACATGGTAGCAGCATCCGGTTGTTGTGATTCCGGTGGTGCTGGTGGCATAGGTGGTACTTGTGTATTAATAAAGCTATTTGCATCTTTAAATCCAGCTAACTCGATCATGCGTGTGAGTGTATTAGAGTATTGCTGTAAAGATACCAATGGATTTTGTGGCCCAAGTGTTTGTAATATTTGTTCTTGTTTTTGTGCCATTTGTTGCAATATGCCGAACTTCTCTTGATCGGAAGATTTAGAGATAGCTACATTAACCACCATGTCTTTATCTGATTCCCAGTATCTAGGATCAACAGGAATAAACTGGCCCTCTAATCTAAATACATCTTGTGCATTTTGATGTTTGATAATTAAATTATTGGTAACTTTGAATAGTTGTTTCATTCCACCCTCGGCAAAATGTCTACAAATAATTTCTATTCGGCCTTGTGCTCCTGACATGGTAGCGGATACTGCTGTGCTGGTGCTTGATTGCAATGCGTCTGCATTTAAACCGGCAGATGCTTTTGACACACCAGTCCTATTCTCTTTTGCTTCATCTAAGTATCCAAGAACAGGAAAAGCCTCTTTACCAGCGAAGGGTACTGTAAAGGGTTGAACCATCCCAGGGGCACGAACTCGTATGGGTTGTCCAATATCTGTATTGAGTACATCGTCAATGTTGACTTGACCTTCAACGACAGCCATACGAGGAAAGATAGAATGTCCTAATGAGTCAAGAGTATCTCGCATAATCTGTGATTTTGCGGCCTGGATAGGCTTAAGATAATCTGCTGGACAAGATCCGATTGCAGTATGTGGTTCAGGATCTGGACAGAACATAGTAATAGGAAGATCATCCCATTGTTCTACATTCAGCACATTTACACCTTCACCGGCAGTACAAACTCTAATTCTTTCATCGATGCCATCGCCATCGAAGTCATAAAATAAATAATGTTCTACATATAAAACTTCTTTCGCCCCAGTATCATTTCGATCCGGGTATACCATGTTGTCAAATGGATTTCTTGCTTCTATCTCGTCATAGGCTTCCGGATCAACCGCACTAGAACTTTGTGTTGCGTATTGTTCTATTTCGTCTTGGTCATAACCCATAGCAACTAAATCAGAAACAGATTTAATCATTCTATGTGCAACATAAGATGCAGATTCTAAATCCCTAGCGTTCCTGGAAATTAAAACTTCTTCCGGTGGTATGGATTCAATACACACCTGGTCTTTAGATTTAATTCTACGAATGGTTAGATCATACTTAGCAGGAATTTCTTGCGTTACTTCTTCACCGGTTAAAGGATCCATTTGTGTAATGGTTTCCATGGTGACAGATTCTTTAACGATCTCTACATTCGGATCAAGTACCAAAGCCTGATATGAAACAGGATCTAAGTCTGTGTATTCGCTGGTTGATGCAGTAATAGAATCATCCCAAAAAACTTTAACAAAACCACTTTTTCTAACCAACGCATCTTTAAACGCATCATATAAAACCTGGAATCCAGGATTCTTTTCTTGAATGATGTAATTAACATAATTGGTTTGTTGTTCTGCAATAGGGATATCTTCCGGGCCATGCGGTACAAATTCTACAATCTTTTTAGTACCAAAGAATGTACGCATGATGGATGGCAACATAAAGAGTACGCTGTCTCTAACATCAGTCGAAACAAATTCAGACTGCATACTAGATTGTGCTTGTGGTTGTTCACCAAGATAATACTCGGTTGACTCTGCTCGTTCTGCACCTACTTGATGAATGAAGTCTTTTGCATCATCCATCTCTGATTTAATAACACCAGCAAGATGTTCCATGTCAGTTTCAGAACTAACTACATCTTCCATTTTGTCTTCGTAATCTTTTGCCATGTAAAATTATCCCACTCGTATGATTCGAGATTTTAAAGGTTTTTTGAAATTATAACCGAAATAACTCTCGCTTCCACTAAAACTTGCCGCAGAACTTGCCATGGTCAATGCAAGTGCATCTGCTTTGTCCGGAGATTTTATGCCACGCTTTCGCATTTCATCTTTTGATTCTATTTTTACTTTTCCGCTAGAAGTATATTTGTATTGCGGTGATGCAAGTTCAGATGCTAATTCATCATCCTCTGGTAAACGACAATCTCTTTGGGCCAACCAGTCTTTAACTGCAAACCATAGTTCCGCACGAAGGTTCAAATAATTTTTTTTGGTACTTGGTGCTTCGGCAACATTTACGCCACGCACGGGAAGGTTTTGCTCACGCAAACGATCAACCACTCCGGATCCCAAACCAATTACATCAATCAATATTTCTTGCGGTTGTTCCATGACAGTAGCATCGTCAAATCTATTTTTTACCGCTCCGCACAATTGCATTAAATCCATGGACGGAAAAGTAACAATCTCAAAAACAGTATTTCCCTGGCGTACGCACAAAGCAGAATTATCGCCACCAAACCTTGCAACATCTAATCCCCATAAAATAGGCTCAGATGCGGTGAGAGATACATCTCTGCCCATGGCTGTGCGGACAAGTTCCATAGGTATGACAGTATCATCGTCTGCGGACGGAAACTCGCCCATAACTTCGACCCTGGCAACAGTAGAATCTTCGCCATATTGTTCGATCATGCGTTGGAAGAGTTCTTTGTCCGTACCCTCGACTGTGCGGGAGTCTATTTGCTCGGTTTTCCAGAACTTGCGTTTAGAGTGAAAAGAGTCATAGAAAGGTCCTGAGTTCCTGCGTGGGTTAGAAAAGGTGAACCAAAAGCGATTTTTCGTGGGTTCGGAAAAGAATCCTTCGGATACGGAATATATGGGTGCTGGTATACCGGAAGCCTCGTCCATAATTAGGCAAACTCCGTATGATGAGTGAATACCAGCGAACGCATCCGGGTTTTCTTCGCTCCATAGCTGTGCTTGTGCGTAATAGTAACCAGTATCGATCTTGAGATCGTCTACTAGAGCAGTTTCAAACCATTGTGCTGGTTTTATTGCAGTAGCGGTCTTGTTAAACCAATGAGAGTTTATGGATAAAGTTAGCCATTTACCTAATTCTGCCCATGTTCTAGTTCTAAGCTGTTGTTCTGTGTTAGCTGTAACAATAATGGTTGCTCCTAACCTGGTAGAAAGCATCCATAAAATAATCCAGGAGACTAATGCAGACTTTCCAATACCCCGGCCTGAACCAACTGCCAATCTAAACATCTCTGGTAAATCAATGGCTTCGTTTTTTCTAATATGGTTTCCAATATCTCGCAAAATTTTTTCCTGCCACTTACGAGGACCAGTAAAATGTTCGAGGGGGGTATCCTTTTCACCCCAGGGGAAGACGAATTTAACAAAGTTTAATGGATCATCTTTGATGTTAAGTGACCAAACTGCGGTCATTAATTCTCTTTCTTGTTTAATTGGATATTTCATATTTCAAAAAAATTAAAAAATTTTAGTTCAACAGTTATACGTATATACGCCCCCGCCACGAACGAAAGGGGGGCCTATTGATAGTAAGTACTAACATACCTATTGAGAAAGTAAGTGTTTACTATCACGCACGAACGGACGGGGCCTATATTCTCTCGGCTTCATTGGGGAGAAAAGGGATCCACTAAGAGGAAACCCCGTCCGATTGTTCGTTATGGTCGTCCTGGCCTTCCTGGGCGTTCGTGCGAACGCTTTCACTCGTGCGTTCCCGTGCGTCCTGGAGGTTGAGTTGTTCCCCTGGTTCGTCCGGGCGTACGTCCAGGATCCTGGAGTTGGCGTTGGATAAAATCCCGGCCAGGTCCAGGTTATGATTTACTTGTTGAATGTCATTCCAGTTCCTGGGATCCCGATTCTTGAGAAAAAATATAGCGGAAGTTTCTTTCCCCTCCATGGCATTTTGAAACACTTTATTGGCCACCAGTTGGACTGCCTTATATCTTCCTTTTTTTATAGCTGTGTCAAATTTATCATTGGATCTTTTTTCCCTGGCTATCGTGCTGAGACTACATCCCAACAGCACCGCAATTTGAGACTCAGAAAGTCCATCACCGGACCAGGCGGTAATTTGTTTGTAGTCCTCAGATGTCAGCTTATCCAATTTCTTTTTTCTGCCTTTTTTAACTGGTTCATTCATAGGGTTAATTGTAATTCTAAATCTAGGCCTGGAATTTATTTTAATGACATATTTGACATTATTTTAAGAAATCTATTATACTCTAGGAACTCGGGGGAATACCCGGGCATTTTAAGGAGATAGAAAGAATGAATATAAAACTTAGTATCAATGAAATAGACGCCTTAATGCGTCTTTTAGAATTAGACACATGCACAGATGTTGCGGAATCAAACTGGGAAGAAACAACTTGTGCCATAAGTGATTTAACAAAAGACCAGGCAGATAATTTATATCAAAAGCTATTTACTGCCGGGGTTATTTTGCATAACAGAAAAACAATGGCGGTGATCAAATGATAAATTTGAGATTAATTTATTGGGACGATACCGGAATGGTGTTTGATGTCATGGAAGGCAGATTCTATAGAATGATTAGAGGCTATATTTTAGCAAACCTTTTTAATCGTTCTTATTATTTGAGAAAGCTTGGTGATGTTTTTATGAATGAAGATAATCAACTTGCCTGTTTTTCTCATGCAACCATTGAAACAGTAAATTCAACTAAAACATTTAACAGGGGTAAATAATGATAAACGCAAACCAAAAACCAACATGTGCGGACTTAGTCCAGGAAAAATTCAACGAAACCGAGGCCACCTACAAGGAGGCCCGGAAGTTCTTTGAGGAATACCAGGACGCAACCGAGGGCGAACAAATTGCCATGAAAGTGTTTGACAAACACCGGGGAGATTATTTCCACGAGTATGACGATCTATTCGACTATGTAAATCAAACCGCCCTATCCTGGGATTATGTCGAGGACGAGGGCAGAGAGGCCGGATATTATCGCTTTCAGTTATCCTGGGGCGGTCCGTCTGACGAGTTCCGCATTTATGTCAACCAAGATAAAGAAATAGACATAATTGAATATTGGTACATGGATTGGTTCGACGGGGCACACGTCCTGGTTCCTAAAGATTCCGAGTGTTGGGATGTCTGCGACCAGTTCCTAGAATGTGAGAGGTGGTCATAATGTACGAGGTAATAATTGAATATGATAACCAGGGGCCGGTCGTTGTGATGCGGTCCGATAACCTGGGCCAATGCCTGGACAAACAAAAAAGATTGATCCAGGACGGGCACAAAGATTGTTTTATAGCGAGGGTGAAAGCATGACATTTGAAGAAGCAAAATATAAATACAACTGTTATGCCCGGGATGTCCTGGGATTAGTTGGCGAATTAGATATACCTTGTCCGGATATGTCAAAAAAGATTGAGTTCCCACTTGATCCGGGCCGGGTGTATTGGATGCTAAAAGATAGCCAAGACAAAAAAATAGGCTTAGTAGATTCTAAAAGGGGCCAAATATTATGAAACAAGAAGAAACAACCCGGATTAATTATCGAGGCGTTGCGGTTGATCTAACTATTACCAGGAACTACTTTGAAGGCATAGACCATATAGAAGTTCAAACCCTGGACGATCACCCGATCCCACTTACTGAAACCGGGTACAGATCCCACTTTTGCCATATGTCCGGAACTTTTACTATGGACCAGGCCATTGAATGGTTTTACCAAGAGAACGGAAAGAAAGATTCCAACGGATTTCAAGACGACTTCTTTTCCAGCGTCTCACATGAGCCACACGCAACGCAAAGCATCAAACAGGATGCAACCCCCCAGGATGTAAAATCTTTTAACTCTGAGCCTCTCATTAAACCAGGGGCGAAGGCAAACCAACCATCATTATTTTAATAAGGAGAAAAACATAATGAACGAACAACTAAACGAAATTATCCAGGAACTAGCGGACCTAAGTTATACCGCCCTGGATTTAAAGGAAGATATAACCACCGGCGAAACTATCCAAACCGCCCTGGAAAAGATTAACAAGATCCACCAGGTATTAATCTTTAACCAGGATAAATTAATTGAATTAACCAAGGGGGAAGAATGACACAGCATAAAGAGATGATAGACGAGGCCAGGCGATTGCTCAGAACGGAACGGGAGAACATCCCGAGCATGAGTAAAAACTTTAATAAAGATTACTGGCTCTTAACCTATCCATGCGGAAAGATTGTCAAAACTTACCAGGATAAACGCAAGAAAGATATTGTTATTCAGGAATCATATAGCGGGGGTGAATTGTGAACGAAATAAAATTATTAGATAACGAGGTCAACAACCTTAGAAACCAGGTTTTTTACCTTAACGGCCTGTTAGATAAAATTGATTCTTTACTAGAAGATGAAATTATCGATAGCCAAGAAGTCATTGATGAATTTGAAAGCGGTAATAGGCCAATATGTACAGACGGAACTGACCAAATAATAGTTGGTAGGCATGAATTTGCTACAGGATTTCGCAAACAAATAGAAAAATTGATAAATGAATAATCTAATACAACGCATTAAACAATTCATGGGCCTATGTCCGAACTGCAAAGGCTTGGGAACTTTACCAGACGGAACAACTTGCGGTGATTGTTGGGGGTCAGGCAATGATTGAGATCCTCGGCTACATCTTTGGTATTGGTTTTCTGATATGGCTTATCGCAGTTATCATTCTTTATGCGGTGGTCAAGCATTACGAGGACAGATAATCAATACCCGGGGCGAATGTTTGGGGTTTTTCTCCAATCCCCTTGTACGCATCTCGCCCCACCTTTAATATTTAATTATGATTAACGACTACAGAAAAATATACAAAGGGGCCAGGCTCGTTCGAGCCAACGCATCTACGGAAACGGATCTGCACGAACACTCGTACGGATCCGGCTATGATGAATACCCAATCGATCCGGCCATCCTACAACAAGCAGAAAACTATACTTTCAGCGATCCCCAACCTGGTCCAATTCTTCGATCATTACGACGCCCAGGCCGACCAACAACAAATGTTTCCGCACGCCCGGTTTCGCTTGCTTAACGATCCTGCGTTCACCCTCTACCGCAATCCATAAGATCCCCGCATCCACCAACTCATCCACGCAACGCCCGACTGTACGTCTATTCAACCCGGTCATCTTGCCATAATAAACATAGGCATCATGCGAACTGAACGTATCGATCCTATGCCTTTCGCAGATCGCCCATAAAACGAGCTTGGTTGCCGGACGCAGGGATGTATCTCCCGCACGGGAACGGAACCACTTCCACACGCACGCTTTCAGTTTCGAATAACTCTTATACTTACTCAGCACGGACGCACGCACGCATCCGGATTCGTTCTCTTTATCCGGTATGGAATTTTCAATCCACCAGAACTGATCGTTCATACATACACTCGCTGAATATAGGGAGGCCCTTCCAGGGGCCTTCCTATTTGTCTTGTTTGGGATATATGGTACATCTAGTACCTATGAAGGGTACTACTAGTGCCATAGTATGGTACTACTAGTGCCATTAAATGAGAAGATTGTGCAACCAGGCATGGAGAAATTACCCCATTTTGGGGGGTAGAGCCGGGGTAATTCTCATCATTAATTAAGGAGAGTAGAATCCCGATTGCACAATCAAATTTTAACATTGTTTCCTATCTTAATCATGGCAAAAGCAAGTCATTTGGTCATCATCATTAAATAAACTTTGTTCACCAGGTTGTTTACTAATATCAAGCAATTCTATATAACTAGGTCTATCTTTTCTGAATGTTGCCCCAACCTCTTTTTCTTTAGCTATCCACCAATCTGCCATTTCTGGCCTTTCTTTTAATATCTTGATGGTAGTATCCATGCCTTTTAAAAAACATAAATCACAGTTTCCCGCAGGTGTTTTACCACCATAGGCGTTTAAATTAAGATCAAAATTTTGTTTATCCCAAAATTCTATAACATCATTGATGGTATGTTTTGCATCTGCCATGGGGGTAATGCTTGTCCATTTATTGCCCGTTTGGTTTCTGATATTTGCAACTCGTCTTGGCTCGTCATATCTCAAGCCAACCACATTAAACCATTCTTTATACCCCATAAGTTCCATCATGCGTTTCATAACATTAATCTTCAACTCAGAAGTACAAAACCTAGTCACGGGATTTGGTAAAAAGGGTTTCTTTTTAATCAACATATCAAATGGCTCACCATTTCTTGATGCAATTTTATAATTTACCTGCCTGGTTCTCCAGATAGGCCTTTCTTCGTGTATAGATAACTCCAACCAATTGATATGAACGCCCCATTTTTCAGAAACATCATTAATAAAATCTAAAGTTTCCGGGGCCTCTTTACCTGTATTAGCAAAGGCAACCCAAATATCTTCTGGTAATTTGCCATTGTAAGCCTGGAGAATATTCCACAACATAAATCCTGAAGTTCTGCCACCGCTAAAACTAATAAGTGCTGGTTCTGGTATTTTATATGGATTGCTCATTTGTGATTCCCGAAGGCTAATTGATGAATAATATTCTCAATGGATTTAAGGTTTCGCTTATCTTCCATGGTTGGCTTGGCCTTGTTGATAATTGGTTTACCATGTTCTGCCAGGGCATTGATGATTAGTTGTACTTCTTTATCACTTGCTTGAATTTTTACTAGCATTTTTGTTTTCCTTTTTCTTTTTCTTGTTAAATATTCGATCCCAATTATCTCGATACTCTTGCGAGTAAGTTCCAGGACGAGGTTTATCTCCCTTACCCATGATATTCACCGCTTCGTCTAATTGGCTCATCTAATGGATCATCTTTTGGTGGGTACGCATTGACTACAGCACCACATTCAGAACAACTAAAAAATAATTTAATATCAAATAAATTATTGTAGTAACTGATATCTCTTTCTTTTAATAACTTCATACTTGCATTACAGTTAAAACATTTCATTTTTCTCTTGATCCCCCTGGTAACTGTTCTACATCAAACCAACCGCATGGGTAATTAATCATTATCTTTTCTCCCGGTTATTATTTCAAAATGATTGATGGTGTTATCCTCAATCGCCTGTTTAAACTTTTCCTTTAACTCATCCTGGTTTAGATCTATGGCACCATCCATGTAAATGACTGCCTTGACTGTATCCTGGTTAATTTTGCTCATTTCTTAAAAAACCGAGGCTCTGAGAGGCCCGTGGTGAACTTTTCTTTACCTGGTCCATGGTTTACCCTTAACGAAGTTATCACGTTTCCGGGCATTTTTAATTCTTTACTCATATTAAAAATCAAAGTTAATGTTTTTCTTTTCATAGACTTCTAGGACTGCCTCACGCCTAATCAATGTCATGGCATTGGTATCCATCTCGCTAGAGTTAGCTTTGACCACCTGGAAATTTACAACTCTGGTTCTATCAAATTCTAATCCCTCATCCGCACAAATATTTTCCGCAGTCTTTTCATCTGCCAAAGAAATAGTGGCGGCCATCCTCATTCCATCCACGATAGCGGCGGATCCCCTTATCGAGGACCTGCTATCCCAACTCGATTCCTGGGTCTGCAATCCGGCTTTACTCATATGATGGATAGATAAAACGGAACACTCAAACTTTGATGCAATGGAAGAGCAGAACTGACAATACAATTGAGCCGCTTCCTGGCTCGTTGTAATAGGTGCTGCAACAAAAGATTGTATTGGATCTATCACCACCAAAGATAAATCTGGAATCGTTGAGATCTCATTAATTAACTCATGGGCCTCGGGTGTTAGATCTAAACCCCTGGCATCATCTTTTAATAATATTAATGGTTTAGGTGCATCCGGAACTGTATAGGCAAAAACGTCATACTCCGCATCAAATCTTTTATCGCCTTTATCTAACGCTTTAGTCCGTCTAAATACTTCACTTCTATCATCCTCGGCCATTAACATTAAAACATTACCAGCATTTTTAATTGGTTTGTTTAACCAGGTGCCATGCCCTTGTGATACTTTGATTGCAAGATCCAGGGCCAACATACTTTTACCAACACCACCAACTGCCGCCAACAAACCAGGTTTAGATTTTTCTAACAATCCTTCAACTAACCAGGAACGAGGCGGTGGTTCACCCTTTAATTGTTTAATAGAAAAACTTCTTATGCCTAAACCTTGATCGCTTATCTCTAACTTAACTGCGTCTAGGCCTTGCTTGATAGCCAAATCATTGAAATCACCCTCAATAGATGGGATTCGAACCAAACAATTGTAATACCTGGTGGCTATCTCTTCCGCTTTCTTGCGTCCGATATCAGTTTTATCGTTATCAAAGGCTAAATAGATCCTGGCGTCCGTCTTTTTTCTTATGTTTTCTACTGCATCATTACCAAAGTTAGCAGAAAAAACACAAGCCACGGGTATTTGTGTTGCATCCCACACGCTTACACCTGTTGCCATGCCTTCAACTACGACCAGAGATTCAACTTTATTTAAAGAATTAAAATCTGTACCAATTAAAAAGATGTTGCCTTTAACTTGACCGGCAGAGACAAACCTTTTGGATCCATCTTCCTGGATATATTGCAATGATCTAATCTCACCATCTACATTGTAGATAGGCACGACCAAAGATTTATTGTGTAGTTTTAAAGAATAACTTTTGATTTGTTTAGCTTCCAGGTAAGGATGCTTAATAACTTCTGAGTAAGTTTGAAAACGATTCTGACAATCTTTGGCGACTTCCTCATATCTTTTTAGCTTTTGTTTCTTGGCCTCTTCCTGGGCCTGTTGCATCTTTAACTGTAGATCTTGTCTTTCATTTGGAGTAAGTGTATTGACCTGGACAGAACTCCATTTGTATTCCGCCCCCGTTCTCCAATTTCCGTAAGTTGCGAATATGTGATTATGAACAACATTAATAACATACCAACCTGATTTCTCATTACCTTTATCCGGCCTCACTCCCGGAGTTGCTTGTACTGGGATCCTTACCAGATCACCGCTTGTGTTTAGAAAGCCGACATTTAATCCTATTGTCTGCATTTCTGCAATAAGATCAGCTTCATTGCCTCTATTTTTTTCTAAATAACTCTTATCTTTATTCAGTCCGTGTCTTATCTTGTATTTTGTAAGATCCATCTACCCCGTTCCTTGCCCTTTCGTTGGCGTGTTTTAAATATTCCCTGGTATAACTCTCAAAAAAATTGACCCTATCGTCCTCACTCCAATCACGAAACGCCCAACTTTTATTTTTAACAGAAAATTCCTTATATCTTTCTTTCAGTTTAGATTTAGCATGAAGAACACCGGCTCTTGATACTTGTGCCACCTTGGGCGATCTATTGCCTTTCTTAATTTGTTCTTGATGTTCCATGCTACAGGCTCCAAACCATTTACCATCAACCTCGACCAGAAGAGGCCCCACCGGATCGCCACAGCAACCGCATAGTGAGGGCCTATCTGATTCTAAAAAGTTAAAATGGGATGTTGTCTTCGACTTGACTGTTGGAAACAGGCTCATCTTTTTTAACTTCAGCAGTTGTTGACTTAGGTGGAAACCACCCCTTGCCTTTCATATCATCAATAGCAATGTAGCCTTTTGCATCTTTGATAGCATTTGCTCTTACTCTTACGCCTACCAAATCAGCACTTTCGTCTGGGAAACCATCCGGAAATCCACCAGCAATAGACATTGCGTGTAATGATGATAGGCCAAGATTAATCGCACCTTCACTTGTATCATGGTCTGTTGTGAAAGAATGTCCAATCATAAAGTTTGGTTTATCAACAACCCTAAATAAAAGCTTTAAAGCTTCCCATCCATTCTTGCCTAGAATTGTCTCTTCCTTAACACATTCAAAATCATATGTGCCTGGTTCGAGTTCTTCTAAGATACTTCTTTCGGCCTGAGCCTTTTTCATACTTAAATCCATATTAATACTCCTTATCCTGGATCGTAGCTGTGATAGTCCGAGATATATTCCACGAACTCTTCACAGTCTTGGTTAATACAAATAAGTTGATGTAAGCCATCGAGAGGCAAATCGTTGTTATCCGGATCCATGCTATCAATCAAAGGATTTAATAACTTTTGGATCTTAGCCATAACACGCTTTGTTCTTTCGACTTCCCCCAACTTACTCACCTTTATCTTCCCCCAACATAGCCTTTCTAATTTCCGGCCATGAGAAGGGAAGAACATCCGGTA